GCTTGCCCTATTTCGATATCATCCAGAGCCAAATGCGCAATGCTAATCGACAAAGGTTTTGACTCATAACCTTGCGATAACCAGCGCAGTAACACTGAATTAATTAATTAACTAACGAGAGATTAATATTATGAAAAACTTAAAACGAATTACACTTACTGCGTCTGCGTTTATTGCGTTGTTAGCTGTTGGTGGTTGTGACGGTACGCCTAGTGCAAACACATGGACTTTATCGCAACCAGAGAATGTCTATGAAATTGACGCATGGGGAAGTAATCCTGACTTACTAGAATTTACACCTAAACAAAACCCAGACTATTTTTGTGTGCTGGCGGTAAGTGGTGCCGATGAATTAAAAACCATGTTCTGTATGCCGAAGAAGAAAGACAGCTAACACCTTAATCTACGTCTCTATGACGTGTTTTATCGCGTCGCTGTGACGTATATCTACACGCTTAAAACAATGAAAATTAACTACGAAATTTACGTGCATAACATGCATATACTTGAAATCGAGCCGATGAGCTACCAAAAATGGCTGTCTTATATCGCTCGAAATTACCTTAAAAAATAGAGGAAAATCTATGTCAATAGTAATAGGGATCGACCCCGATGCAGATAGATACGGCGTCGCGATTTACAAAAACTCAAAACTTTGCGAGCTGCACAGGATGCGGGTTATAGAGCTGTTTAAGCTTGCTATCGACTATCGAATTCTAAAATGCGTGGTCGTCATTGAGGACGTGAAAAAGAATTCGTTTATCTTCTCTCGAAACGAGAAAAAGAACGAGTTTGTTCAAAATAAGGTCGCTCAAAGTGTGGGCATGTGCAAGCAGGCTCAGAACGTGGCAGAGCAGATATTCGAACACTATGGCATCAAGATGATTAAGCAAGAGCCGATCAAAGGAAACTGGGCGCCAGCAAAGATGAAGCCTCAGTTTCAGCAAATTACAGGCTGGCAAGGACGAAGCAACGAAGATACGCGAAGCGCCGCATTTCTGGCGTTTTTGCATCTTGAAAGGGTGAGGCAGGAGGGCTTGAAGAATGGTTGATCTACTTCTGCATCATCCAATTTTAATTTTTTTGATTATTGCTTCATTAGTGCTTATCGGCCTTATTTCTTACTGGCTTAGTAAGCCCAGAATCGGCCCGTATATGAATGTAATAGCGTGTAAGGAATGCGGCCATATAGACAGACGTAGCTTTTTTAGTCCGTGCTCTAAGTGCGGTGCGATAGATAGGAAAACAATGATCGTGGCTAGGCCCTTCGTCACCTTTGGGCCTACAGGAGCATACGTCGTTGGCTGGGAGAAGAAGTAAAATGGCTAAGTCTAGTTACAACGAAAAATTAATAAGCATGATCAAAAACGGTGATCGTCTTAGTGAGCTTTCAAATGAAGAGCTACACGATCTTTTGGTTTCCAAAGATATAACAGGAATCATGTTTCACACTATATGGACCGAATACCAGAGAATGCTAAATCTACCTGTTATCGTTGCCGATAGTGACGGGATCCATCATGGCTGACCTGTACGAAGACCTAGGTGTATCGAAAGACGCCACGCAGCAAGAAATAAAGAAGGCATACAAGGGCAAGGCACACAGGCATCACCCTGACAAAGGGGGCGATTCTGAAACATTTCATGCGGTAGCGTTCGCATACTCGGTGCTTTCTGACCCTAAACGCCGCGAGAAGTACGACAAAGACGGCACCACCGAAAAGCAGAAGGGGCCAGAATTTCATGCGGAAAAAGTTATTCATATGTGGATAAATGAGATTTTGGAGCAAGACACCTTGCCGCGTGATTTTGTGCAAGAGCTTGTCGACCGCGTGTCCAGTGGCCGTGACCAGCTAAGCAAGGCGCAGAATCAAACAAATTTCAGAATCAAAAAGTTCAAGAAACTGCTAGGTCGAGTGACAAGTGAATCGCCAGGGCACACAATTTTCGATAACGCTCTAGAAAAGAAAATACGAGATTGCGAGCAACAGCTAAAGCAAATCGAAGAACAACTAGAAATATCGAAAGCGATGGAAGCGATAATCGAGAATTACAACGACACAGAGGAAAGGGATGCGCCTGTTATTTTTACAGGCGACTCCGACACAACATTCTCGCGAATGTCTTCAAGTGACTTTAGGAGATCTGGGCTGTGGAAGTAGTCCCGCCGACTCAAACACAAATAGAAAATTGCGCGCTAATGGGCTGGCGCTATACTGGTCAAGGAGTATTTGAGCGACAAGGTTTAATCGGGTGGTTTACTAAAAACGATGGATTCAAAAAGCACTGAATGCAAAACTCAAAAAATACCGTACACAACTAAAGCCGACGCGCTTGCCGCCGCCCGAGAATCGAAAATACAAACTCGATTTCGATCTAAAGCTCTAAGCAATCAAAAGAGCAACCGGAAGCTTTTTCCTTACCTATGCCCACTTTGTGGACAGTGGCATCTAACTACGCGAAAGCCGAGAAAGGGCTATGATAAAACTCGAAAAAGGCAGGCGTGTCGACTGGTTTAGAATTACGGTTGACCTTAAAAACTATGGCGTGAGCACTAACGCCCTCTCAAAAAAAACAGGCATACCGCGCACGACGTTGGATTGTTGGCGCAACAAAGTTCACCGGCCAAAGCTGGAAGAGGCAATCATTGTGTTAAATGTTTGGGCGGATATAACCGGCAAAGACATAGACGACGTGCCCGTATACGACCCATACTTGCCAGACAATCACCCTAATCAGCCAAGGGTTTAGACGGGAACCCGTCATTGCTCAATTCTTAGACTTTGCCCACGCATTGAGCATCACGCTAGCAACCCTTCCGAGGAATCCACATGCCAGAACGAAAAAACACCCGCAAACTAAACCCACGTCCTGTAGGCACAGAGCCAGGCGCAGAACAGATGCCGCCGCAGGTAGGCGACGAAGAACTCGACACTACTGCCGCCGATACTGGCAAAGATCAAGCAGCTCAAGACGAGCAAATAACAGTGTCGAAATCAGATCTCCAAGCGATGATTGATGCTGCTGTTGAGCAAAAGGTTGAAGCTCAAGTGGTCGATGCTGTCAAACAGGCACGACGCAAAGCGGAACTTTCGCGCAAAGTAGATGACCGCGCTAACTTGCCAGATCAAAGCGAGGTTGATCCCGATAAAATCGAACGCGCAGTATTAACCAAGCAAGGCTATGTTTGCCCAACTGTTCACCCAACAGACCGCAAGCGCCTAGAAAATTCAAACCTTAAGTAGGGTAATACTATGTGCGGAGGTACGCCAAAAGTAGAAAAGCGTGACATTCAAGGCGAAAAGCTGCAGGCTGATCGCGAAGCTACACGCAAAGCAAACGCCGAGATTGCCGCACGCAAAGCAAGCAGAGCAAAGTCGTCTTTGATTTCGAATGTTGGCGGTGCCGCTGGGTTGGGCTCTTCTGCAATTTCGGTTACGCAGGGGCGCGATACTCTTGGCTAATCCTTTCGGTGGTTCATCCGTGGCTCAGTCGGTATGTCAAAGGCTTTCTACGATGGAAAGTTTGCGCGCCGAACACGTTGAAGTGTGGCGCAAGTCTTATCAATACACCTATCCAATGCGCCAACATGGATTTTTTGGCGAGATCGTTACCGCTGAAAATGGGCTTGCTGAGCTTTCACGACTGAATGACTCAACAACGACTGAAGCGGTGCGCAATTGGTGCTCGCACATGATCTCGGGAATGACCCCGAGCAATGCCATCTGGTTTGGTTTGTACATGAGCGGTCAAGCTGATGAGGAAAAGCGATTTTTGTCTGAGTCAGCGCGCATCATTTGGGAAAACATTCACAACAGCAATTTTGATTCACTTGCATTTGAAGCCATGATCGACGCAGCTTGCGCTGGTTGGTTTGTGATGTATATCGATGAGAACCCAAAAGGTGGCTACCATTTCGAACTTTGGCCTATTTCAGAGTGCTTTGTAGCTTCTTCTCGCTCAGGCCAGCCGGTAGACACGATTTATCGAAAGTTTCAGTTAAGGGCCGATCAAGCAATCAACGAATACGGCGACGATTGCAGCGATAAGATCAAAGAAGCAATGGCGAACAACAAGCCGCACGAAAAGTTTGATTTTATCCATGCGATTTATCCGCGCGAGGATGGAAGCGCAGGTTCACGGTTTGCAAAAAACCTACCTTTCGCTAGCGTTCACATTGAACTTAAGACGAAAAAGCTTTTGCGCGAGAGTGGTTACCATGAAATGCCATGCTGTGTGCCTCGTTATATGCTTATTCCTAGCACCCCCTATCCAGTTGGCCCCGTATATGACGCTCTTCCAGATGCTGCGACGCTTAACAAGCTGCGCGAGTTCGAGTTTGCAAACTTAGATATGGCCGTGGGCGGCCTTTGGATCGCTGAGGATGACGGGGTATTGAACCCTCGATCTATCAAGATCGGTGCTCGGCGCGTAATTATTGCTCACAGCGTTGACAGCATGAAGCCTTTGCAACCGGCTACGAATTTCGATGTAGCGTTTATGTCTGAGGATCGCATACAGGCACAAATCAGAAAGATACTTTTAGCTGACGTGCTGCCGCCACTGGAAGGGCAACCAAGAACAGCAACAGAAATAAACGAGCGAATGGCGTGGCTTCGTCAAATGCTCGGCCCTGTTTATGGTCGGCTCGAATCCGAATACCTGCAAGTGATGATTGAACGTTGTTTCGGCATTGCATTACGCGCGGGGGCTTTGGGCAGACCACCACAATCAATGGATGGCCGTACATGGCACGTTCGTTATGAATCACCTTTAGCTCGCTCTCAAAAAATGGGCGAAGTCGCAAGCATTGATCAATATATTGAGGGCTTGGTTGCGGCTGCACAAGTTGACCCGTCCGTGCTGGATAATGTCGATTTTGATAAAGCGGCAAGGTATCGAGGCGAGGCGCTAGGCGTTCCGGCTGATTTGATCCCAGCCGCAAAAGACGTCGCTATGCGACGCGCTCAACGCCAACAAATGCAGGCCGAAGAAGAGCAGAACCAAATAGCAAGCGAGCTACAACTAGAGGCAGGAAAGCAGCAAATAGCAGGGGCGAGCTAAATGGTTGACCGCACTATCGACCACATATATATGAATTCGATTGAATTTCCTCTTGATGTGGCATTCGGTCGCGTCAAAGGGTGGTCTGCGGGATTCAATTTCGCGGTCAAGAGACCAATAACAAATCAGTCAGTTAGTGGCACTTTATGGGGTTCTGCGGGGTACCTTCCGGGCGATCATTACAATTGGCTGGGCTCAGCAACACAGCTTCAAGTTTCATCGGGAAGCGCCTCAGACTCAGGCAAGCCGGTCACGATAGTTGGTTTAGACTCAGACTGGAATAGTATTACTGAAACGGTCACGTTAAGCGGACAAACTCCAGCTTCCACGCTTAACTCTTTTTTAAGGGTTAACGATTTTTTTGGCGGTGCCGATGCGCTTTCCGATATTATTTATTTATCCGTTGACGGTGCAGCCGTAAGTTCGGGTATTCCCGATGATGGCACACAAGTTCTATCGTTTATTGGCATAAGCGGAGAAGACGAAGGCCCAGATGCAGGCTTTTTAAGTGATCGGAATGCCCGAATAGGCGTGTTAAGCGTTCCAGATAACAAAGCGCTAATCGTGAAGAGTATTCGTATTTCTGCTGGTGATGGTGGCGAGGTTACATTTCATGGTCGAGTTCGTAGATTTGGTGAACAATCGTGGACTGACCGCTATCCGTTGCCAGTTAGCAACAACACTGTAGAAGCCGTGGAGGGATTGCCGCTAATCATTCCAGCTAGAACAGACCTAGAGCTAAGAGCGACGAAAATAAGTTCAGGCTCTACTTTTGTCGTCGCAAAAACAGCTTATTACATGGTTGATTACAATACAGATTTTGCGACGCTCACAGAAGATGGATGGGTGGTAAACAGGTGATTTATGTTTTATTTTGGGAAGCGCTCTAAAAACATTCTTGAAGGCGTAGACGTTCGATTGCAGATAATTGCGAAAGCAGCTTTGGAAAACACTAAAATAGACTTCGGCTTTCCATCTTCTGGCGGCTTACGCACAGCACAGGAGCAAAACCAGCTGTTTAGGATTGGAAAATCTAAGCTCGATGGTTATAAAAAACGCTCATATCACCAAACCGGAAAAGCATTAGACTTTTACGCATTCGTTGACGGCAAAGCAAGTTGGGATAAATATCACCTTGCTATGGTCGCGGCGGCGTTTCTGCAGGCGGCGTCTGATCTTGGCTATAAACTGCAATGGGGTGGGCTTTGGCAGGATTTCGAAGATTACCCGCACCTCCAATTAATCGATTAGGTGACATATGAAGCTGCTTTCTGGTATTGCCGATTTTGTTGGCGGTTCGCTATTTAAAGAGATCAAGTCGACAATTCAGGAATATTTTCCACCAAACCTTACGCCCATTCAAAAGGCCCAATTAGAAAAAGATTTGCAAGAGTTTTTGCATCAAAAAGAGCTTGAAGCAAACAAGATACTTAATGAGGCTGCAGCACAGCTAGATAAACGCATTGCAGAGCAGGAAGGTACTGCGAGCGATCTTAGAGAAATACCTATATTAGGATCGATAATTATTTTTGCTCGTGGCGCTCAGAGGCCGATTTGGGGGTTTTCCACGCTCTGGATGGACTTTAAATGGCTTTTTGAAGGTGGTACGTTCACAGACCAGCAGCAAACAGCTATGATTGTCGTCAATATCCTTGTTTTGGGTTTTTTGTTTGGGGAGCGAACCATAAAGAACCTAGAGCCGCTACTAATCAAAGTGTTTGCAAAATAATTGGTGGAACAACATTGGAAACCAAAGACTTAATAGCAGTCGTTGGAATAGGTTTAACGATTATGGTGCAGACAGCAGGGATAGTCCGACACTTTTACAGCACGCGCGCGGCGGACAGAAAAGAGTTCGACGCAAAATTAGCAGATCGTGACCAGAAAATTGATGACATAAAAGACCGATTTGTAACCCGCTCCGAGCTTGATCGAGACTTGCGAAATTTAGAAGATCGCATGGACTCCATGCTTGACCGAATACTAGAGAGCAACGAAAGCATCAAAGAGCACACAAAGGTTCATATCGATTCAGTCAATGAAAAAATAGACCTTCTCGCAAACTCATCTAATCAGAATTAATACATGATCGAAAAATGCAGCCCTGAAGATTACAAAGCAATATTTGAAGATCACAAGACTGGCGCAAAAATACTTGATGAGCTTATCGCTCGGTTTGGTGTTTTGCCATCCAATAGCAATGGCATTGATCGCGTGTTAAATCAGTTCGAATATAGTGGTCAGCGCAAAGTGATCGAGTTCATAGCGTTAAGAATCAACCAGGCTAACGGAATAAAATCCCACGGCGAAACCATAGATACAACTCACAACGAGGTTTAGTTATGCCACCAGAAGAAGCAGAGCAAACAACAGAAACGACGGAGCAATCTCCCGAGCAGCAAGCAGCAGAGTCGGCTATTTCTTCCGCTGGCGGTGATTTACCTTTCAACGAAGCAGTGCCGGAAAAATTCAGAGTTTTCGAAGGTGAAGGCGATGACGCCACGTTCAACCTAGAGGCATCTTCAAAAAAGCTTTTGGATTCTTACACCGCGCTCGAAAAAAACAACGGCGCTCCAGAGTCAGTCGACGCGTACAGCATAGAAAGCGATAAGCTTGGCGAAGATTTCAGCTTCGATGAATTCAAGAAAGATGAAACGAATCAGGCTTTTTTGAAGCGGATGCATGCCGCTGGCATAAACAATAAACAGCTAAAAGAGGTTTTGGAATACGGCGTAGGCGAGCTTATCCCTAGCCTTATGAGTGGCAACCAAGCACTAACACAAGACGACGCTTTGTCGCATATGAAGTCTGAGGTTTGGAGCGATCCAGCGCAGTACAATGAAAACATGGCGTTATCTGGACGCGCTTACTCTTCATTGCCTGAAGACCTGCAGCAAGAAATCAACAATGCTGAGCAGTCAGGCGGCGCGATTGGTAACCACCCAGTATTCTTAAAAGTGATGGCTTTGTTTGGCAAAGAAATGGGCGAAGATACGCCGCCAAGCGAAAACGCTGGTTTAGGCGATAGCGTAGAGATCGAAAAACTTATGCTAAGCGATGCTTACAAGGACTCTAAGCACCCAGAACACGAGAAAGTAAGCAAGCAAGTTAAAGCCTATTTCGAATCAAAGCATCCTGCTAAAGCTTCCTGATTTCCTCTCCCAATGCCGCAGGGAAGCGGCCCCTCCTAGATTCGGACGGGAACCCGTCACCCCCTCAAACAAATAATCCAGATCACAGGCCCAGCATGGTCGACTGGATAACCTTGTAGACCCGTTAAGCTATGCCGAACAGCATGACGTATCACAGGCCCATTATTGGATAACCTGACTTAGGCACTAAACACATTCTTTAATTTTGGAGACATTCAAATGCCTGCATCAATTACAGAAGCCTTCGTCCAGCAGTTTGATACGCAAATTCGCTTGGAGGCTGGGCAATCAGAATCCCGCTTAATGGGAACCGTGACAGATCGCGGCACCATTACCGGTGAATCTTTCACTGCAAACATGCTCGACGACGACGGCGGCAACTTAGAACAAAACAATGTTCGCCACGGCGACACAGTTTGGTCTGATATCACGCACCTAACACCAATCGCAACCATGCTTGATTACTACCAGGCTTTGCCGGTTGATCGTGCAGATACGCCAAAGCTTTTGGCTAACCCAAGCGGCCCGTACATGGATATGCTTATTCGTCGTCGCAACCGCCGATGCGATAAGATTATCTATGATGCTGCTCGTAACACTCAGACATTGAAAGACGGCTCGACCGAATCATTACCAGCGAGCCAGCAAATTGCAGCCGGTGCCACTGGCATGACGAAATCCAAAGTCATCGAAGCGAAAAAAATATTTCGTTCGAATGAGGTTGATGAGCACGACGGTGAAGAACTGTTTATGACTTTCGATTCTCGCACGCTCGAGGACATCCTCGCGGACACCACGCTCACAAGTGCCGATTACATGGCTGTGAAGATGCTCCAATCTGGAGATATTTCCGGCAAATGGATGGGCTTTACTTGGATTCCTTACGAGTCGTTGGCGGTCTCTGGCTCAACGTACTACAACATTGCATGGGCTAAATCTGGCATCCAGTTTGGTTCAGGCTTCGTTGAAGGTAACGTTCAGCGCCGAGGCGATAAAAAAGACACTTTGCAAGTTTCTATGGCAGCTTCTTATGGTGCTCTTCGCACTGAATCTAAGCGCGTCGTAGAAATTGCATTCGTTTAATCGCGGTTTGGCTTAAGCAAACTCAAAAGAGGATTTTCAAACATGCCTGAACTCGTATCCCTAGAAGCCGCCAAAGTCGCCGCAGGTAGCAAGCTGAATAACAATGAAGCGCTTGGACGCTTACAGGTTATTTCACTTTCGTCACCTGCAGCCGCAGCTTGGGCGCAAGATGACACACTCGCCTCACCTGTAGATATTCCGGTGGGCTCTCGAATCGTTGGCTACAAAGTTCGCAATGAAGCGTTCGGCGCTTCCGTTGTGCTCGACATTGGGCTGCGCGCGTCGCTTTCGGTTGATGCCGCCCAGACTGTTATTGACGTTGATGGTATCGCTGACGGCATCGACATTTCTGCCGCAGCAGAAAACGACGATTGTTCCGGCGCTGCCGGTGTCTTGGTCGATGTTGGCACAAACACGATCTACCGAACCGCTCAAGTTTCGAACGTTTATGCAACCTTTGCTGGAGCCGATCCAACAGACGATGCGCAGATTCGCATTGATGTGATCGTTGCTCTTGGTGGCTAACCAATAATTGGCCCCGTTTCGGCGGGGCTAACCTTTTTAAAATTAGGTTTTTTTATGTCTGATGTATTAGCGGGTTCATTCACAGGTACAGGCCAAAGCGACGAGATAGGCTTTCGCGGAAACTTCAATGTTTCATTATCTGGATTTGGGACTGCTACGGTATCGCTGGAGCGCTCGTTTGATAGCGGCTCAACTTGGAAAACAGTTGAAGAATTCACAGCCGACACAGAAAAATACGGTTTCGAACCAGAACCAAAAGTTATTTATCGATTTAATTGTTCTGCCTACACTTCCGGTACTGTAGCTTACAGACTGTCAAAATAGGTATTCCGCATGCCTGTTGTATGCTTTACGCAAAACACAACCGTTCAAAATTCACCTTACGGCACACCTGGCACCGTTCTTTCGTACATTGAAGAATCTTTCATGCAGGAGGGCAATCCAGCGTATGCCCCGTATGAAGACACCGGCGCAATGGGTGCATCTGCGGGTGATAACAACACACCATTGATCCGAGCTTACGGCTTACATCAAATACCAAGTAACGCCGAGAATATCCAAGCCACTTTCTATTTTTATACTGGGGGTGGGTTTGGTTCTTTCACTGTTGATGCTAAGCGAGTTCTTAAGCGCTGGATGCCTCGCGGCCTTAGCTGGAGCAGTCTTACCGCAGGTGTGAACTGGGAAACGTCCGGTGCTGAAGGTGTCACGGATGTAGGTTCCTCAGTTGACACAGAAGTCATTGATTCCGGTGGTGTTTGGGAGAATGTCGACATTTCTGCAATTGCTGCAAGCGACATAGCTGACCCCTTAAACAATAATGGTTTTGCGCTACCTCCTGTGTCTGATGTAGGTTCGTTCCGTTTTTGGGATACGTCCTTTTCTGGCACAGATGGTCAATTGCCAGAGATACACATTTCTTATGACGAGCCAACAGGCGGTGGTAGCAGCAGTCCATTAAACAACTTGCTGCACTATGTTTTATCTGACATTCCAGAGAATATATTAGGCGAAGCTGCGGGCGGCGGCGGCCCTAACCCAGTTCCGACGCCTGTTGATAAAGATATATTCGTTTTCGGACACTCGCTTTTCAGGCAAACAGATTCACTGTCGAACACTGGCTTTCATATGTGCGATATGGCCCGAGCTAGTAGTAATTTTTCAGCAGTTAATCAAATATTTGGGCAACTGCGGGACCAAACTTTACCCCCGCCACTAGGCAATAATACATTCACCAATGCGGATATTGGCTCGCCTTGGTTATCTGGCCCTTGGTCAAATGTTTCTTGGGATGACGTTTTTGTAATGTCCTCCAACTTCGAAGAATTCAGCAAAACACCCGCTGTATTTGCTACAGAGTCGAACGCTGTAGTTGATTACATTGACGTGAACTCATCGGCAAACATTATTGTTTATCAAGTGTGGACTGAAGCGCAGCAGCACGGCCTGTCCGTCATAAATACCAACGAAATGTCACCTTCTGATTGGACTACATACAAGGCATTAAACACAGAGGGTGGATCTAGTTTTGACTGGCAAGTTGACTATCAAGACGAAATCGCAGCGGACGGATATACCGTTTACATGGTACCGGTCGCCGCAGTGATATTTGATGCGCTGATCAATGAATCGTATATGACCAGCTTAAACCATGATGATCTGTTTATCGATGACGCGCCGCACGGGAATGACACAATGTATTTTCTCGCGGGGCTCGTTTGTTACATTGCACTTTTTGGCGAGCCCATTTCAGGGTATGCGCCGGTTGCTAGCGGACAAATACATTCAGCGGTAACGAATAACCTTTCATCACTAATAAGCTACTTTTCCACGCGTCTTGCTTATCATGGAGCTAATAACGGCGTTAACTTACCACCATAGGTGAAAACATGGCTTCAGACGTTTCTATTTGCTCTAACGCACTGCAGATGCTTGGATCTTCGCCCATTAATTCATTTACCGAAGGGAGCCAAGCAAACGGCTTAGACACTGCTCGACTTTGCTCCAATCTTTGGCCTACTACTCGGGACGCTATTTTGCGATCGCACCCTTGGAAATGTGCCAAGGCACGTGTAAAGCTCTCACCAGAAGCAACAGCGCCGGCCTTTGGCTACACTAAACGCTTCATTCTTCCTTCCAACTGGCTCCGCAATGTCGAGATCAATGGCGTGGTTGCCGAAGAGGTAGATTACGAGGTTGAAACGGCGGACAGCAACAACCCAAGCAAACGGCTATTGCTAAGCCAGGACGCGTTGAACCTTGTTTATATTTGGGAAAACATCGACACAGAAAGCTGGGATGCCATGCTTGTTAAAGCTGCCGAATACGCTATGGCCGCTGAAATGGCATATGCAGTAGCGCAAAGTACTTCGTTAAAAGATTTGTTCGAAGGAAAGCTGCGCGCATACTTAGCACAATGTCGAGCGGTGGATAGCCAAGATCAAAGCCCAGCGCAGTTTGGAAGCCTTGAAGTTCTCGGCGCGCGTCGTTCACTTACTTATAATTATTAATCATGGCAAATGCGAATTTATTGCAAACCAATTTCACGGCTGGCGAGTTATCGCCAAAGCTTCTCGGACGCTATGACGTAGAGCGCTATAAAAACGGCGTTGCTGAGCTTCGAAACCTCTTGCCACTAATACAGGGCGGCATCAAGTCCACACCTATGCGCCGCTACAATGCTGCAGCAAAAAACGCCTCGCAAACGTGCCGTTTAATCAGGTTCGAGTTTTCCAGCACTGAAGCAAACATGCTTGAGTTTGGCGCCGGTTACATTCGGTTCTTCAATCAAGACCGCACACAAGTTGAGGTTTCCGGAAGCCCATACGGAATAGCTACGGTTTATGCAGAAAATGAGCTATTCGAGATCGAGTACATTGGCGGCGCTGACACTATTTTCCTGTTCCACGAAAACCACCCAGTACAGCGGCTTCGACGTTTCGCAAATGACAATTGGACGATAGAAGATGCGCCCTTCGACCCGCAACCATTCACAGAGCAGGGGTTAAAACCATCCGAAACACTTACTCTAAGCAGTGCAACCGTAGGCACTGGGCGCACGTTTACTGCGGGAGGCTCAGCATTCCTAGAGGCGGACATTGGGCGGCGAATAACGTATTTGGGAGGTGTGGCATTAATCACAGGCTACACCAGCGCAACAGTGGTGACATGCACAATTGAAAGCGCGTTCGATAGCACAAGCGTTGCCACAGGCGCTTGGATAATAACAGGCTCGCCGCAGGCAGTTTGCTCGCCGTCTTCTAACGGCTCAGTAGGTGAGGAGATTACCCTAGAGCTTTCAACGGATCCCGTTTATGGCAATGAAATATCGATCACTTCCTCGTCGTGGTCGTCCGACACTACCACCTATACCACCGCAGTTAATCATGGCTTTTCGATTTCCAGCGTAGTGAGATTGCGCGGCAATGTGCCTTTGGTACATAACGGCACGTATGAAGTTGATGCCGTGCCTAGCGGCGACACATTCGAAGTGACCGCAGCCGATCCAAGCACTTTGGCTACAGAAGGCACAGTGCAACTTGTGACACCTTCAGCCACCACAAATGGCTGGCGCTCAAGCGATGTTGGTTCATTTGTGCAAATAAACGGCGGCTTGATCGAAATAACTGCATTCACGAGTGGGCAAGCTGTAACTGGAATTGTTCGGCAAGCCATGACCTCCGACGCAGAAGCGCAGGCAGGCGCTTGGACGCTGAATCAACCTGTTTGGAACGCTACAAACGGGTATCCACGATGCGGGACATTCTTTCAGCAAAGTCTTGTTTGTGGTGGTTCGCCAGCGTTCCCACACACTGTTGCCAAGTCGAGAGTGGGCGAATACCTTAATTTTGAGCTAGGCGTGTTAGACGATGACGCGTTTCTGTATACGTTAGACGTTGACGAATACGACCCTATTTTGCACTTGAGTAAAGTTAAAAATCAGCTGCTTGTATTAACCTCTGGTAGTGAGTTCACGATGACGGGCGGAATTGAAGCTCCAATGACGCCAACGAATGTGCAGGTTGCTAACCCGAGTGACTACGGTTCGAACTCAGCGCGACCCGTTCGTGTAGAGAGCGAGCTTGTTTTCGTGAACCGAACGGGCTTAAAGGTTCGCGCTCTCGGTTACTCCCTACAGCAAGACAGTTTCGACTCGCCCGACTTAACAAAGCTTTCTGATCACATCACAGGGAGCGGAATCAAAGACATTGCATATCAGCAGGAACCCGAATCGATCGTGTGGATGGTTCTAAATGATGGTTCAATGATTACGCTTTGCATTGATCGGCAGGAAGGTATTCTATCATGGGGAAGGCAACAGCCTACCACCGGAACCACTTACGAAAGTGTCGAAGTAATCCCCAATGCTGAAGGCGTCGACGAGGTTTGGTGCGTGGTTAACACCGGCTCAAATCGTTACATTGAGTCGTTCGATTCTTCCACGCCTTACGGCCTAGTCAGTGGCATTAGCGCAAGCGTAGGCACACCAACGGAGACATGGGACGGTTTATCTCACCTTGAAGGCTTAGAGGTAGAAATTGTGGCCGATGGCGTCGTCATGCCACTGCAAACCGTTTCAAGTGGGCAGGTAGTTTTAGACCGCACCGCGAGCCAAGTTTTTATTGGACTGCCTTCTCATGCATACATGAAAACGCTAAGCCCTGAATTCTTCACTCAAGGTGGGAGCGCACAAGGCAACAATGTTCGCATTGGCGAAATCAATGTGCAGGTTTTAGAAACTCACGCGCTTTTGATTAATGAGCAGTATCGAGACTTGCGCAAGTTTGGTTCGAGCTTGCTTGACCAAGCCCCGCCAGAATTCACAGGCCTAATTGAGGTTTTCAACCAAGACTGGATGCAACGCGGGTTTATTGAGGTAGAGCAGCCGAACGCGTTACCTGTGCATATTCTTTCTATAATTCTCCAGCTAACCGTAAACACCAAATAATGATTCGAGAAGCCACGCACGAAGATCTAGAACGCCTACTCGTTTTAGGCTACGAAATGCACCAAGAAAGCCGCTATAAAACGATGCAATACAATCTCGAAAAGGTGGCCGAATTCTTCACTATCGCCATAGATAAGCCAGAATGGCTGGCACTTGTCGTCGAAATAGATGGTCAGGTTGTCGGCGGGTTTGTTGGTTACGCTATGCCGCAATGGTTTAGCGATGATCTTTTCGCAGGTGACAATGCGTTATTCATTGAGCAAAGGCATAGAGGCGGGACAGCCGCCGCGAGGCTAATTAAGAAGTTTTCCGAGTGGGCTTTATCTAAAGGCGTGAAGCCTGGAAACATAAGCCTTGGCATAACAACTGGCGTTCACATGAACAAAACACAATCGCTCTATGAAAAATTAGGCTTGGAGCAAACCGGCGTAATCTTAAACTTTAAGGCTTAAAAGTATGTGTACAGGTGCCGAAATAGCTTTGATTGCAGTCGCCGCAGGCGGCACAGCGATCACGGTTAAAAACCAAAAAGACTTGGCAGATTTTCAGGCCGACCAAGCCAAGGCGAACGCGGAAACTGAAAAGCAAGCGGGGCAAATCAGAGCAGAGCAAACACGAGAAAGGGCGAGCCGAATTGCTGCCAGTGCTCGCGCATCTTTGGCGGCTTCCGGCGTCAATATCGATAGCGTTACCGGCAACCTGATTAACAAAGATATCACCATGCGCGGAGAAGAAGACGCATTTTTTCAAGAAATGAATGCCGAAGACCGAGCAACCGCGCTACGGCAGCAAGCCGACGTTTTCAATCTTCGAGGCAAGCAGGCTGTAACCGAAGGCGTCGCCAATGTTGCGAGCTCGGCCATCTCTACCGGCGTGCGAAATGATGGCACATGGTATGGCATGGGGGGCAACTGATGCCAAGAATAGATTTAGGTTATGGTCAGTTAGGCAATGAATCCCCTACGCCGCAAAGGGGTTTGCCCGATACGCGAGGCTTAGGCAAAGACGCTGACGCTCTCGCACGTCTTGCGCAAACAGGTGCAGAAACTTACCAGGCTATACAGCAAAACCGCAAGAACGTAGAAATGGCGAAAGCGTCGACTGACCTCGCCAAAGAGATCGAACAAAAGCAATTCGAATTCAAGCACGAAGACACCGATTTCAGCACTCAAGATCAGCGTTATCAAGAATTTGTTCAAGAGCGCTACACCGCATACGAAGAGCGTTTCAACGATCCGAGCATGTTCAACCAATTTAAAATGAACACTGACAAGTTTGTTTTTGATAGGGGCTTGGATATTAAGTCAAACGCCATGAAAAACAATGCGCTTGAGCAGCAAGCTATGCTTGATTCAACGCTAAGCGATATTTCAGGCTTGGCAATTCGTGGCGATGAAGAGCAATTCGAAGAAAGCATTTCTCGTGCAGAGGGTTTAATCGATCACGCTTTCGAAATAGGCGTGCTAGATACCGCTGAGCGCGAAGCCCGAAAGCAGAAGTTTAACAATGACCTTAATCGCGGCAAGGTTCGACAAGACATCAACCTTGACCCCAACCAAGCATTAGAAAACATTCGCGAAAACAAATATTCAAACCTAAGCGCTGAAGAGCAAAGCCAGTTCGAGTCTATGGCACTATCAAAAATCGCGCAGGTGAAAAACAAATCGAGCGTCGAAGCCACAAAGCAAGCAAACGAGCTGGTGAGTGACACAATGTTGTCCCTAAACAATGGCTACATTGTAGAAGATGAAGAGCTTGCCTCGGCAAAAGCCGCCGCTGCTCTCGTCGGCAAAGAAGAAGATTTGAGCATTGCAATAGCATCAAGTCAGTTCGTGACGCTTCCTAAATCAGTTCGCGACGGGTTACCCGAAACGATCAAGGGTGTGCAAAACGCAGAGTTACGCAACGCGTTAGAACGCGCTAACGAAACGATTGAAACTGAACTCGACAAAGACGGTTATGCCTTCGCAGTTAATCAGCGTGTGATAGAAGAAGTTCCGATCGACTTATCAGACCCTTTGACCATTCAAGCTAGGCTGGACCAAACCGAATACCTTAAACAGCACTACGGCAGCTCCGTGTCTCCTTTAACAGAACAGGAAGCCGACACGCTTGTAGAAGCTTTGCCAAGCATGACGCCAAAACAAAAGGTTGCGCTTGCTCAAACGCTCGGGCCTGCGGAAGCTGTTTGGTCTCAGATCGATAAACGAAACGCTGGCTTGTTTGCCATGACCGGCGCAATAGGTGACGCTCAGGTTATGGAGAATGTATTCACGGGTCAGAAGTTACTCGCTGATGGCTTGGTTAAATTCCAAGAAAATCAAGAGGAACTACTCACCGCTTTTGATGATCATGTTGAAGGAATATACCCTCCAAGTGAGCGCAAACAAATGCTAGACGCAGCAACCGCTTACTACGCTGCCGCCATAAACAGCAAGGCCATAGGAGATAAGTCTAAGCTATCAAAGTCAGATTTTGAGGATGCTATTGATGCGGTGTCAGGCGGAATAGGGAAAATAAACGGAGGAAAAATAGAGCTCCCTAGGGGAGTTAGCGAGGATCAGTTCGAAGATTATATCGAAAACTTCGACGAAAGCTTGATAGATAGGTTTGGCGGGGTTTGGTCGCTATCCAATAAGGGCGCTGCAAAAAAAATGGCAGAGGCCCGAATTATTACTATGCCCCAAGGGAAATATGCAGTCGCGATCACGACTGGAGTTGGTGAGGCATTATTAAAAAGCGCTAAAAACCCCAGAGAACCTTTCTTGTTTCAATTCGATGCAGAGCATGAAAAAGCAAGAATTAAATCAGAAAAAGACCGCGATATTCGCCTTACTAAGGAGAAGCGAGAAAGGGACATGCAGTTTTATGGCACAGGTGACTAACAATGCCTTTGATCAACAGTAGCTCTCAAAATGACTTTCTCTCAAACTTTGCGGATTACGACAACCAAAAAATGTCTGATACTAGTTTTGGTGAGGTTTTTTCGGCATCTCTAGGATTGGTGATTGACGAAGAACTTTCTATATCCAGAGAGCTAAACCGCCAAGGTTGGGCAGAAAGGAAGGCCAGAATTGATCAACTTATCAAGTCTGGCGAGGTTGATGCAAAGCAGTATCGTGGCTCTGTATCTGTAGCAAGTATTGATTACGAAAGAATTGCCAAAGACCTAAACCGAGAAGATATAAAGACGGACTCGAAGCTAACCGAAGAGCGCAATGCCATACTTAAAAGCCGCCGTGAGTATGCCGAAGATGTTATCGCTCGTGGCTCTGGGATGGCCCAATTCCTCGGGGCTATGAACGCCTACATGCTTGACCCTATTAACATTCTTACCGTTGGTCTTGCTGCACCCGCTACAACGGCGAAAGGCGTTTCCACTATTGGCCGCATTGCCATGGCATCCCGCAACGCTGCACTAATCGAAGGAGCAACAGAACTTGGAATTCAAGCGATGGTTTATCAGCATAAGCAAGAGATTGACTCACCTTATGGTGCCAGTGATGCTTTGGCTAATATTGCTATGGCTGCAACCGGCGCGGGCGTCCTCAGTGGCGTTACCGAAGGGCTTGCAGGCTGGATTAAAGCCGTTCGAGGTTACGCAGACCAATTGCCCGAAACCGAAGAGCTTGCAACGGCCAAAGAATATTTGCAGCGTCAAGAAATGACGCTCGAAGGTGCTCCAAAGGTTGACTTGACGCTAAAGCGTGCCAGTGAAAAAACGCCATACCTTTATGAGGTTTCGCCAAAATTACTACAAAGAACGGAAGAAGGCGCAGACATTTCAAAAGGGTTCAAAGGCGACGCCAAAGCGCCCATAACAGCCACACAATACGGTGATGAACTGTTAATCCTTGACGGGCACCACAGGGCATTGCTTGCCGAGGAAGAAGGTCGAACATTAAAAGCGATTTTTATTCCTGAAAAAGACTATATATCGATGCTTGAAAAAGGCGTTCACCCTGCGGAAATGAGAAAAGAATGGATGACAACAAATCCAAAAATGGATGCGAAATCGCCAATTGACGAAAGCTTGCACCACAAAAAACAAATCGAATCAGACACTGAATATCTCATTGAAATGGATCGCCGCAGCACCGAATACGCCAGGGCCACCAAAGACCAAACGACGTACCAGAATCTAACGCCAGTCTCAGACGTTGAGCCAGTAAAGCCGCCACCAGCAACCGCATCACAACGAGAGCGTGAGATACTGCGAGCTCAAGGACTTGATGAAACTTTTGATTCTGAAATGGCAAGGTTCGACCAACTGGAAACAAAAACGCTTGAGATTGACGGTGCAGCCGTTGACGCTGAGGCTATGATTAAGCAATTCGATGATGAAATTCAGGGGCTTGACGATGTTCTTAAGTGCGCCTACGGGGGTGCAGCCTGATGGCAAGCTTTGATTTTTGTATAGACCACGCATTCAAATCTGGGCGTATTACCAAAGACGTTGCAGAGCGCCTAAAGGGTGCCGAAGACGTTGACGCAGAGCTTACCAATATCGTTGCTAACCTCAACCGCCAAAAACGCGAAACCGTCATTCAAACCGTTCGATTATCTGAAGGCTGGAAGAAAGCCAGCCAGCATGAGAATGGGGCCTATGAGGGGTTGCTTTCCATGCTCTCAAAAGACCGTACCGGCAAGGCGGGCTATGAGAATGTCGAATACCTTCAGAAGTACTACCAAGGCCAATATCACTCTGAAGTGGCTGAAATGCTTCAGGCGTTTCGAACTCGGGCTTTAGGCTTTTACCAGAACGAAACCGAGCTAAACAAACTTGTTCGCGCAATATACGGCGAAGACGTTGGCGACGCTCAAATGATGAAGTTCGCCAAAGAATGGCACAAGCTCAATGAGCGAACGAGAAAAGATTTTAATGCCCGTGGTGGTTCGATCGGTAAGAATGAGCGGTACCTGATGCCGCAACACCATGACGCGAAAGCAGTACAAAAAATCGGGCTGGATGAATGGAAAAAACAAATCATTCCTAAGCTCGATCGCACGCAAATGCTCGACGATGCCGGTAAGCCGCTAACAGAAAAGCAGCTTAGTGAAGCGCTTGATTACACCTTCGAGTCGATTACCACACACGGATTAAACAAAACGAATGACTTAACCGTGCCTCGACTTGGTAAAAAGCTTTCTCGCAAAGGTTCAGACCGGCGCTTCCTTTACTTTAAAGATGCTTCGAGCTGGATGGAGTATCAAAAAGAGTTTGGGCGAGGTGATGTGTTCGCAACGTTAACCGACCACATAGATATGATGAGCCATGATATTGCACTCATGGAACTATTTGGGCCAAACCCTGAAACCACGTTCAAGGCACTGATAGCACAAGCAGAAAAGCAAGATGGTCTACTTAAAGGCCGCAAAAAATGGTTCCTGAATGCCGTGTATAACAACGTGAGCGGAAAGACTAATCAAGGTGAGCTCACAGGCTTGGCCGACTTCATGCAATCCACACGCAACGTATTAACCGCTTCAACCCTTGGCCGCGCATTCTTATCTGCATTCTCTGATATTGGTTTCCAAGCGGTTACTGCTAAATACAACAGTGTCCCAGCGTGGAAGGTGCTAAAAAGGCACATGCAGTTAATGACCAACGAGCAAAAGCAAGTGTTCGCCGTAAAAATGGGACTGACCGCTGAGGCTATGATTGGCCGCGTAAACGCCGCTAACCGCTATGCTGATGTGTATGGGGTTGGGCCTACCGCAAAGGTCGCTGAGGGCGTAATGCGCGCCTCGTTGCTGTCGCCGTGGACGGATGCAGGCCGTAAAGCCTTTGGTATGGAATTTGGAGCCATGCTTGCCGAGAACTTTGGCAAACAGATAGACGAACTTGACTCAAATTTGCTTCGGGCTTTTCGTGAGTATGGAATTGATCAAGCAGATTGGGATTCATTCAGAAAGTCGAAACCGCTCACACAAGGGAAAGCGAAGTTTGCAGACCTGACGCAGGAAGGTGGAAAGAAATTTCACCAGATGATTATGAGCGAAACTGATTTCGCCGTGCCAACTCCAGACGCTAAAGTTCGGGCCATCACCAATGGCGGAACAGGCAGAGCATCAATAGAGGGGCAGGCGTGGCGGTCAGCCATGATGCTTAAATCATTCCCTGCAACAATCATAATGACGCACTTTTATCGTGCCGCTTACCAAGCAACGACAGCCGACAAGCTGAAGTACATCGCTTCGATCACAGCAACCACAACTATTCTCGGGGGTGTAGCGCTTCAAATGAAAGATGTGACAGCCGGTCGCGATCCGCGCGAAATAGATGCAAAATTTATGGTGGCCGCAATGCAGCAAGGCGGTGGAATGGGGATCTTTGGTGACTTCATATTCAGCGATGTAAACCGCTTTGGTGGCGGTATCACTGAAACCCTAACAGGGCCCACTGGTGAGCTGTTAGATACGTCCGTCAAGTTTACACTTGGCAATATTCGCGAAGCGATACAGGGCGAAGAGACAAACATACTAGGCGAAGCAGTGCAAATACTTGATCGATACACACCTGACGTTTGGCAAACCTACCTATTCAGCAACGCGGTGTTCGACCAGCTTGAAATGCTTGCCGACCCAAAAGCGGAAAAGAAATTCAACCGGCAAACACGCAAGCGCGAACGAGAATTCGATCAGGAATATTGGTGGAAAGCTGGTGATCTGCTACCAGAGCGAGCGCCGGGCATGGGCGCCGCTTTCGGTGACAACTAAGCTACTATGAACCTATAATGTAATTGTGTTTTAACTTTGGTGTAAATCATGAGAGACGACCAATTCACCCAACTTGAAGCCCTTCAAGAAAAGCTTGCTGAAACTGTTATGGTAGAGGCCGACCCCGAAAACTGGTCAGGTGGTGACAAGCTGCCAATGGATATGACAAAGGAAGAAAGAGGCGACCGCTATTGGTGCAAGAAAAACGCCGCAGCAACGTTCACACTCTTAAACAAATCAATGTCACTCGCGCACTACAACCGAGGTGTACGAAACCCAACACCGGCACAAGAGCAAAGAGTAGAAGACGAGCTAGACCGTGAAATAGCCAAAGCTGAACTAGAAGCAAAAAAACAGCTTGAAGCCTTCGAGGCAAAGAAGCGGTTTAAAGTCGTTAAATAAGTGAATGTCGAGTGACGACAAGAAAGTATCGTTTGCTGTTTTCTTCAAGCTTTGGGCAGATGTTCAAGGCTGGATTGTTCCTGATATCCATATTGCTATTTGCCATTTTCTTGAGCACTGCGATTCTCGCGTGCGCGTCTTACGTGTGTTTCGTGGCTGTGGAAAATCAACGATACTAAGATGCTATAACGCGTGGCGGTTTTATCGAAACCCTTGTGAACAGATACTCATGCAGGGCGCAGACGATAAAGTGGCCTACAAAACATCGCGCGCAACAAAAAACATTCTCGAGAAGCACCCACTAACCAAAAACCTGGGCGCGTCATTGCAAGGCTCGGTCGAATTCTGGTGGACTCACCAGGGCTACATTTTCGATCCTGCAAACCCGTCTATGCAGGCCACTGGCATTACCTCAAACGTAACATCATCGCGCGCCACTTATGTGCAAAACGATGACGTGGAGGTCATGAAGAACGTAGCCACTCCCGAGGCCCGAGAAAAAGTACGACACAAACTAAGCGAGCAAATTCACATTGCAGTGCCAAAGAGTCAAAAGGATTTTATTGGCACGCCGCATAGCCATGACTCACTATACGACGAAAAAATAGAAGCGGGCGCCGCTGATCTCACTATTCCAATGTATGGGAAAGAGCAGAGATTCGAAGAGAATATAAGCGCCGACACCGATTTCAAATGTCGTTTTGTTCCTGAATTTGTTTTCGTTGGCATAGGCAAACATTCATGGGTTGCCATTGAGGGCGAACACTACACCCTTGAACACACCACCATTAAATTCAAGCGACCACCTAATGCAACGATTGATTGTTATGCTGATAGCGCTTGGTCAGAACGGTTTGACCATGCAGAAATGGCAGACCGACGCGCAGAATGTAACACCTTCAACGAGTGGGACAGCCAATACCAGCTACACGCCAAACCTATAACTGACTTGCGCCTCGACCCTGAGCGCATCATTCCTTACGCGGAAAAGCCGGTTATTCGCCGTGCAAACCGCCAAATAGGTATGTGGCTTGGTAATGTCAAAATCGTTGGCGCCTGTGCGCACTGGGATTGCGCAAAAGGCCGAATTGGTAACGATTCAAGCGCCTTTTCCGTCGTTCTCACTGACGATATGGGGCGGCTCTATCTTCAAGTGTGCCGCGCTCTATACGGCAATATTGACGAGCAATGCAAAGAGATACGCAAAATTGTTGTTGAGTACCACCTTCCACGCGTTACCGTCGAAACCAATGGCATTGGCGGTCACGTTCCCCATATCCTAAGAAAGCACCTTGCAAAGACGGGTTCCGGGGTAGGTGAGCACCACGAAACTGCAAACAAAAACAAGCGCATTCTTGACGCATGGGAAGCGCCGCTAGATTCTGGCTACATATGGGCCAGCGTGGAAGTGCTGGAGGGTGATTTTTGGGAGGAAATGGCAAGCTGGAATCCTAAAGTAAAAGAACAGCCAGACGGCCACCTAGACAGCGCTGCACGCGCCTTAAGCGATACGCCTGTTCGCATAGGGAAAATGGCTGGGAACCCGTCTCGGCCCGATAGACAAAATTGGAGACCCAATCAAAGCCAATTTACAGTGAAAACCGATTATGACCGTAGCCGCTGAGACCCCTATAAACACCTACACCGCGAACGGTTCAACCACTGTTTTTGCTTACACTTTCCGAATTGAAGATGCGAGCGAAATTAAGATTTACCATGATGAAGTAGAGCAAACTTCCGGTTTTAGCGTTTCTGGAGTAGGCAGCAATGGCGGCGGTAGCATCACCTACACAACAGCACCATCAAGCGGGACAGTAGTTTTATTTCTTCGAGCAATGCCTAGCACAAGAACTATTGATTATCAGAACTCAGGCGATTTTAGAGCTGATACAGTAAATGAGGATATAGACCGCGTTTGGCTAAAACTCCAAGAGATTGAGCGTGAATTAAACTATCGTACTCTTCAGTTTTTAGAAACAGAATCTCGAACCACATCACTTAATCGCCTACCTTCACCTTCAGCCAACCAAGCACTTGTTTGGCAGGCTGACGGCTCTATTGGAAATTCATCGTTAGATATTGTCGTCAACACCAGTGGAACGGTTCAGTCAGTTGCTACCTATGCGCTACTTAGAAGCTTGTCGCCTGATGATCTTGCCAATAATCAGGTTTTGTACCTAACAACAGATGGTATTTCTGGTAAGGGGTATGTAAGAAAAGTTTCTTCTCACGGCCTTACTGACAACGGTGGAACAATCATAGCCATTGACTCTGATACTTATTGGCAACGCCACATTGAGGGCTTCACTATCTCATCTTGGTTTGAGCTTGCTGGTGATGGCACTGACGACTCAACGAAAATTCAGACGTTTTTAAATCTTGGTGGAAGGCTTTTAGTTAAAGACGGTAATTACACTTGTGATTCACAAGTCAATATAACCGTTAATGGAACAAAGCTTTATTTTGAATCGCGCAGTGCCAAATTTATTTACGGAAGCTCAAGCACAGCAAACCTGTTATCGATACAAGCTACTGATGTTGAGATTTACAATGGTACTTTAGATGGCAATGGCAATGATGTTGGTGTTGGTTCAGCAACAGAAGATGGAAGTTTGGTCTCAGCTATAGCCGCATCAACATTCAAAATTAAAAACACTCTATTCACTGATGTTCAAGGCGACAACTCAATAAGAACCAAGCAGGCTCTTTTAAATATCAGTAACGATAGGGTTGTTTTTGACATTATTGATTGCGACTTTACTAGCTGCTATATATTGGATTCTGGTGGCGCTTCTCAAGATGCCAAGTTCATAGCGTTTAAAGGAAATTCTGTTACCTCTCCAACGCGTGGTGTGATTTCAGGCGGCTATATGTCTGGTGTTGGCACAACCCTCACGTCTGGAGTTACCGCTGATAAAGATGGAAAGTGTATACGTGGTTTTTATGATGAAAGCACTTCGGGAGAATTAGAGTTTGATATTGAAATCAAGGGAGTAAAAGCAACAGAATTCGACGAAGCTTTTGTGAAAATGACTGGCATGAGAGGCATGAATATTCATGACAATCATCTAATTGGGGTATTTACTAATCCTTGGGACAGTGTAGTGAACCGATCTCAATACGCCATACGCTCTGCGCTAAATGACAGCACCAAGGGCTCTAGTGTTCATGTTCACGACAACCAAATAAGAGGTAAGTTTTTTAGGCTGTTTGAGATACAGCACAATGGAACAATCCAAAACAATGATGTTGAGGTTGATAACAACTCTTCATCTGAATACTTGGAAGCAATATATGAGGTCACTGGTAATAACATAAAGGTAAGCAATAATCGCTATAAGCTAAACACCTTGCGCCGCATTTTCCTAAGTAACGATAATGTTGATAATCTGGATATTGGTAGCGAATCTTACACCTTTACTCTTGACGGTGATGAGAATGCATCAGTGCTTGGTCGTCAATTGTGGTTTGCTGGCGGTGACATCACTAACAGTAAGCTTCACAACCTAGAAATAACCATAACAACCACAGGATCACCAACAGTTAACACTAATTTATTGTTCATGAACGGGCAAAATTCTGACGGTGATATTACTGATTTAACGTTTGAAGATATTAAGATCAAAACGGATTACATGCTTAATTACCTTCCAAACAACACTGACAATGCGGCCACAATTGATGGGGTTAAATATAAAAACTTTACCGTTGAGTACACAGGTTCAATTACTTTGGTTAATCAGCCTGTATTCACTTCAAAAACCACAAACCCAAATCGTTTTTCTTTTGAAGACTTCACATTAATTTTTAATGGTATAGCAAGCTCAGTAACGACAAGCCCATTCGCTCTTGATGAGTGTGATAACACTCAAATAAAAAATATGCGAATAGAAGACATAAATCCAGGAGCTAATACTGTTGGTTTTGTGGTTCGTGTGCGTGGAGCTTCTGGTGAAGTTAATCAAAAACTAGATATCGATGGTTTGACTATTTGCAATATAGATACTAGCCAATCAAGAGTGGTAGACATTGATTACTCAGATATTGTTAGGGTTGAGAATGTTTCTTTTGTTGAATGTATATCGACAGCAGGAACCAAAAGCGGAATTCAATTTAGAAATTGCAACGATGTCGTTGTTGGCAATGCTTCAGGGAATGATTCTGCTCTTACTTCTTGGGCGAGTTTTATTGATATTGATAGTGGTGATAACTACCTTGTAGGAACGGTTAATTGCCGAGGAACTAAAGTCACGTTCGGATCGGCAACTAACACTGTTGATAACAGTTAAAGCTTAGGCGGCTCCAAAGTAATATCAATCACTTCGCCTTGAAGCTCAAACAAGCGTCCTATCTCTTTCTGGGTTGGGTGCCCAGCCACCTTAAACGAAACTTCGATTTTGCCTTCGTTTAACGGCTTAAATTTAAATTTGCTGATTCTTGTCATTATTAATACAACGTCTTCGCGGTACTCGGGCTCGATTTCTTCCTCTTCGTTATCGCCACCAATCCCAGCCCAAATGACAAATCGATAGCCGACACCATCATATTCCCAATCAAGTTTTTTGAGGTCACGAAAGCGCCAATCGATCACGCCTTCGTTCTCTTCTTCTTCACCGCTGAATAAGTCTTCTTCGTCGGTGTTTTTGTAGTCATGGAAAAGCAAGTCTTTCAACTCTGGGTGAAAATAGTCGAGCACACCGGCATCGAGCGACATTGTTAAAAAAATGTCTGCCGCTGGCTTTTTGTCTTCGCCGTGAACTTCCACTCGAGTGTTGAGCGTGTCAAATTTTGCGGAACTAAATTTTATTTCGAACATGATTTTACCTATGGTTTTATGTAAAAAAATAAAGTCAGAATGAAAGCCGAAACCACAATGAAAATTATATTTTTTTGAAAGTCGTTCATGCCGGTTTTACCTCGATTTTTATTTTTATGATTTCGTAATTCGACAAAATGTCAAAATTCGGGAACTCAGTTTTTAGCAGGTTTCGCGCCTCTTCTCGTGTCGTGCATGCCGTCCATGGCATGGGATGGCTTACTCCCTTGTGTCGTATCGCCCAGCCGTCAAAACCAAACCTACGGCTTACGCTACCTCTAAGAAAACACTGCATTTGTGGGCCTAATAGTGACGTTGGATAGCGTCTTAAAGCCGGCTTCTTTCAAGCGTTTGCGGTATGCGCTTTCGATGGCGTTTGGTGCCGTCCCTTCCTTAACTTCTATCTCAAACTGGCAGTTTACAGTTAAGCGTATTTTGCCGTTGACCGGCTCGGCTTTTGGTTGCTCATGGTGTCTTATCGATGCCGCGCCGGCATGTATAATCTCGACAGCTCTGTCAGTCTCGGCATTAGCTCTAGCGGCGTTGAACTCTTGTTGCTTAGCATTGCGCGCCGATTCCGCTCGAGTCTGGCGCTCGATCTCAACAGTTATTAGCTGTTCAAGCTTAGTGCTATAGGATTCGTCATCCGCAAATAAAAAGTGGCTGACATGCTCCTTTTCAAGCGGCTCGTGAAGCCCAGCACGCAAGCACTTGTTTTCAAGCTCAAGCAATCTTCGGTCGACATTATCTTGTGCATCTTTTGCACCCTTCACTAAGTCTTCGATGCCGGTTTTTGCTTTGGCTGTTAGATTATCTTTATCAGTAAAACTCGAAAGAATAATCAAGTGCGTGTGATCGATTTTCTGAAACTCTTCGCGAAGCCCGATTTGCTCAATGCATTCAATTTTATACTCGAGAAGCTTTTTAGCGATCAAAATTTTGCGGTCTTCCTCGAAGAACTCAACTTGTTTTTTTAGATTTACGCGCGAGCTTTCAACATCAAGTTCAAAGCTCTTCATTTGTTCTTCAAACTGGCGAACCGGCTCTGAAGCGATGGCGGCTTGTTCTTTTCGAACGGTGGCAATGTGCTGCCGAGTCTTATTTAATTCCGTGCAAAGCTTTTTCGCTTCGGCAACGGTTTCTTTTGTCACTTTCACGTCATAGCGTTGAAGCTCTTTAGAAAGCGCGGCCCTAAGTTGGTCAAAATTGGCCGTAATAACAGCCGGTTTTGATTTAACAGCGATTTGATTTTCTAATTGCATATTCTTTTTCCAATTCTTTGATTTTAGATTCAACCTTTTTTACCATCACCTCAGCAACCTCAATGAAAAAATCATCAATGTGATCAGCAGTAGTGACGCGCATGGTTGAGCCGATTTCTTCTAAAACTTTGTTGGCCCTTTCGGCAGTCATAAATCACCTATATCAATTAAAATGTGTCGCTTTCTTCATGGCGCTTGATACCCTTGTAAACTTCGATGCAGGCATCAACGTCGACAAGAGCATCATGAGCGCCGATTAAATTTGTTTGAGTAAAGAAAGAATAAGCTTCGCTAAGCTTTGGTTTCTTAAAACCGCCACGCATTTTTGCTGTAGGTGGAAGTTTTAGTATTTGGGTTGATTCTTTGGCAGTGCAGAAACGTGGTTTTTCCTTGAATTTATCTAGCCAGCACTCTTCAGCGTGCCGCTTCATGGCAATACGAATAATGCGATCATCAAATCTGACATTGTGAGCAACAACCAAATCACACAGACCGTACATACTACAGATCATTTCTATTGCGCGTGATTCGGGTATACCGAGTTCATTAGCCGCGTGATTGTCGATTCCGTGAATCTCAATCGTGCCAGTTGGTATGACCCAGCCAGATGGACGCACAATAATGCTGAACGCTTGCAAAACTCGATAGTTTTTAAGGTTCACAAGCTTAGCTGCTAACTGCACTATATGCGGCTGGCGTGGATCGTCAGAAGGTTCGCCCCACAATGGCAAGCCCGTTGTTTCTGTGTCGTAAAAAAGACCGAATTTCATAACTAGAACCCTACCCCTGTGTCCTGAATGTGTTTAGCGTAAGCGATAAAGTCGCGGTTTTTTAGCTCTATGCAGTAAAGCAAGTATTCGTTGAAGTCCATGTTTTCCTCGTTATTTATGAATAGGTTTGTTTAATAACCCCACTCCATAAGCCCACTTTCGTGCATCGCATCTTTAGCGAACTCTTTTGCAATGCTGTCACTCATCGCCTCCCACTCCTCGACCGAGCAAATGGGGAAGGTGCACTTAGATCCAACCATGTCGGTTCTTACGTAACCCATCACTTGACCTTCTTCGACTGTTTCGTTTGTTATCTTGGGCATGTTGTCACCTCGTACATAAAATAGGCTCAAGCAGCCTCGAAAATCTTCAACCCCAAATCAGGGTGCACACAATTTCTTAGCACCTGAGCAGGGCAGTGGTTCCCTTCGTAGTAAATGTTTTCTTCGAAGTGGATGCCTAACCAATCCATTAGCTTTTGCTTTCCTGCTAAGTTGGCGAGGTTGATGAAGTCAGCAGGTCGCTTAATGTCCTCGGCTTCAAAGTCAAAGTTGCTCCAAAACAAATGCCTTCCAACGCGGGCACTGGGGCTGATCAAGGGTTCATAAAAAGGCACAACGTTCTCTCTCAAGTATTCATGAGCATCACCAACAACAACCGTGTCCTCTGGGTATAGTCTGTGATACACGTTCGCAATCTTTTCGCTGCGCTCTACCGCTGTTATTTCGCAGCTATCCCAGTGTTTTCGGTTGCCACCAACTCCGGCATATAAATTCAAAACCTTTTTCATGCTTTTTTCCGTTCCTAGTACATTAATTGCACTCAGCGATTTTTAGATATTCAAGCATCGCCGCTCTTAGTGGGTTCTCATGATCTGTTTCAGTTGCGTAATTATCGGTATCCTCGAGCACTGTAAAGGCTTTGTACGATCCATCGTTGTTTGGATGTAGCCCAATCCTGTTTTTAATAATGATCGACCACGCGTCATCAACCATATTGCACGGACACCACTGCTGCCAGTGGTCATGCAGTGGGTGTCTAACCCAAACAGTATCTGGGTAATTTTCACGAAACTTGGAGTTGTATTCTTCTAAAGCTCTAATGTCGAAACCAAGAGCACGCGCAACATCCCTGTTCGTTTTAAAGTTTTTAGTTTCCATATTGATAACCTCGTACATTAATTTGGTTTAGGCTCGTGATAATCGCAAACCGATTTCGTTTTATCGGTAAGGGTGAAATGGCACGCTGGATTCAAGGTGCACCGGTCGTACCACATGCGGTCAAAATGAGAGCACTCAAACTCCTTGCAAAAAGCACACGTTACGCACGATAGGGTTTTCTCTTTGAACCCAATCTGCTCTTTAATCATTAGCATTACGTCGCTCATAGTTTTAAACCTTGTTCGTTGTACAATTGTTAAATTTAAACACTGCTAGCTATTCGCTGGAAAAGATGGCAGCTCCATGAGCCTCTTTTTATCTCAAAGTATTCTCTAGCCGTTTTCTCATCCGTGAAGTACACATCGTCATAATCTTGATCTTCAAAAACTACTATCCAATTTACCTGATCTTCCATATCTTCAACCTCGTACATATTTACTGTTTAACGGTTCTTTGCCCGTTATAATTTGGGGCGCTAACTATTCCGTCATACTCCATTACTTCAATCAATCGAGCCGCTCGGTTATACCCAATCCCAAGCTTTCGCTGTACGTGGCTAGTGGAAACCCTTCCGGCTTCCAAGACCACCTTTACGGCCTCTTTATACATGCCGGCATCATCTCGCTTAGTGGTCAAGGCGACATATTCAAAATCATTCACTTTATTAACTCCAAGCACATTAATTAGGTTCGACTCTTCCTGTTGACCAAGTTACTGAAGTACTACCCTCGATAGAAAAAGTGTTGTCACATCTTGGGCACTCATGCTTTTCTTCGCTATCGATTGCACTATACAAATCAGTCGTATCAGAAAACTCATAATTGCAATAGGGGCACATAGGCGTGTCACTGTTTTTATAATCCCACTCATCGTAATCTTCGTCATCGGGCATGGCGGCGAGAGCTGCCTTTTTCTCGGCTTCATGTTCTGCGTTGTGGCAAGCATCGCATTGCCATCCGTGCTTGCCGCCCCAGCGGGTTACGCCTTCTGCTAAATCTTTAGTAGCGGTCTTGCACGTTCGGCACACGTCATGTTTTTCGCATTCGACATAGCTCATCCAGTCGCGGGGGTCGCCGTTACACTCCGCGCAACCGTTTACCCACCACCAAACACCACCTAATAACTCTGCGTACCAGTGTTTTTCTGGCGGCTCTATGCGAATAGTGTCGGGCTTATCGCGCATTATTACATTTGAGACAAACCGACCATTAGGCCCGTCGGGATACTGCTCGCGTTTATATCGGTCAAAATCTAGACTATCGCTGCCAGTATGAAAAACCTGCGTTCTCCCGCTTCGGGTTCGGCGCTTGTAACTTGTTATTCGCTCATCGCCAATGGGCCGTATTTTTTTATCCATTTCTAATCCTTGATTGACGTACATTAATTCGGTTTAAACCAAATCTTCCAAATTTTCTCCGCTTTCCGCTTCTTTGGTTGGCTCTGTTTTAGCATCGGAAAACTCTGCGTCTTCTACATCATCCACAGCGGGCTTGCTTGTTTTCAATGTTTCAGCGATTGAACTTGCTTTGGTTTCTGTCATCGGGTTTATTTCGTGTTCCATAGAGTCTTGAAGCTCTTCGCTTGAATGCATGCCCATCGTTGCGTCAGGAGCATAAATGCGAGACCAAAACGCGGCGGCGCGGTACATAAGCATTTGCTCAGGCATGGTCGCCCACTTAGAGCCGGTTTTCGTGCTCCAGCCTTCCGCATTAGCCATTTGTATAGTGATAGTTGTTCCAGCCAACTCGTCGCCGGTTTCGGCGCACGTTGCGTATGCCTGGCATCCCCATGATGGGCTATCGACTTCACCAGTAAAACGGAACTTTAGACGACCATTTATCACGCCCGATTTGTTAACCAACGCTATCAAATACTTTGAGCTAAACGACGGGTTGCTGTGAACAATGTAAAGGTTTTGCATGATTTCCATTTCGCCAGTTCGCAAACGGCTTGCCATTTCCATAGCGATCATGCAGTTAGATATATTGTTTTGAAATTGTTTGGGAACAATGCTGCTCGCTGCCAAAGCCTTCGCCCTGCGCTGAGCAACCGCAAATTCTCTCTCAACTAGCAGAATTTCTCGCTCTCTTGGGCTATTTGGGTTTAGCTGCATTTCGTTAACGCTTACTAGGTTTTGTTCAGTATCCATGATTTTTACACCTTAAAATTAAACAATATTTTGACCCCAGCGAGGCATTTCAGAGACGCGCCCATCTGGAGTGATAAAGCCGTTTTCGTCTTGCTCGCCGTAGCCTTTCCAATCGGATCGATTGTAGCGGTCAAGCTTGCGCACAAGCCTATGATAAATTTCGCGACCTTCCGCCAAGTCTTCAGGCCCAATTTCGTAATATGTTGCACAGTACGGCGGCTCGTTCTCTACGACCACCCAAACGAATCGATCAAAAGCGAGTGTACCAACGCGGTCTAAAAAATCTTGATTTTGGCTACAGCCGTGCAGATACATTGCGGCAGACATATGATATTTGAGTTGCTTTGCCTGTTTCATAAATCCAGTGAACGAGGCGTCGCGAGTGCTCTTTAGATCAAAAATTGCGCTATGACCTTCAAGCACATAATCAGGACGAACCTTGAACATTGTTTTGTAGTCGTTCTTTTCGTCCCAGTCTTCTGATTTGTACCAATAGTAAATGGATTGCTCAGCTAAGCCGTGCATGCTGCCATCGAACCATGAACCCATAACAGGGTGTTCTTTGATGCTTCGAGCCATATAAAGCGCCGTATTGTGCTGCTCTTTTGTCACGAACAGTTTTCCCTTATTACCTTCTTCAAAAGCCAGTATCCGCGCTTTACCGTCTTTAGTGCGTCGATTAACATCGGGAAGGATAGCGAATTCTTCTTCGATTTTATGCGGCTCCAAAACCATCGTGTGCAGTAACTGGCCCTTTAAAAGCGCGTCGGTCATTGGCTGCGGGTGAGCCATTTCGTAATCCATATGGGCTTTTGTTTTTTCGGCCAAAATCTTGATAGTGGTCGAACCGTAACCAAACGAACCGTGATATTCATCGTTTGATAAGTCAGGATAGTATCCAGGCTTGTAAAACGTTCGCTTATTTTGCTCATCAGACATTGCGGACCCTCGCGCGTGTCACTGATTCAAAAAACGAATCTTTTGTGCTTGCGTCATAGATGAACAAAAACCCGTCTGCGAGCTCATGCTCACGAACATGGAACCGGCTATCGAACGGTCGGTTATCAATAGCCATCTCGATACTGACTTCGTGCTTTTGATTCGAGCTCACAGCGCAATGCCTCCATAAGTTTTAGTTTCAATTCTTGTGCGTAGCGCGCAAGCATGACGACCTTATAAACGGGTGCGGTGTCGATGTTGATGTGTTCCATTTCAGCGAACAAATACCACTCTTCTTCGCACTGGGCCAAGGCTGCCAAGGTGTGCCTGCTGTCATGAAGAACAATTTCTTCATCGACTAAATCATCAAGCATTCTTTGCACGATGCGGTCTTCTTCCTCCGCTCGTTCTTCGCTGTCAAAATGATTGTTTAGCGCTATCGTTGCCGCGCAAGGCATCTCGGATTGCATAGCATTACCTCAATTGGATTTAACTAAATAGTGCAATACAATTACAGCATTACAAATAGCGTACGTCAAGTACATTTGAATTTTAATTTAAACTATGCTTTACTATGCTGCATAGATAGGGGAACAAGATGACACCAGAAAACGTACTTGATTACTTTACACATGACGGCAAGCGACGCGGCGCACAATCAAGGTTTGCTCGGGCGGTCAACATTACACCGCAATATGCGTCGACGATCATCAACAGCGGTGCCATTCCGTTCGGCATTCAGTGTGAGCTGCAAGTCAGAACTAAAGGACAGTTGAAAGTCGATCCCGAATTGATCAACGATTCCGATAGCGTTTGCGAGCAGTGCGGTAAAGAACTAAAAGGCAGTTGTAATGCAACTAATTGAAAAGTCGTTCGTCGATGAGGTTTTAGCTAGAACAGACATAGTTGAAATCATTGATTCGCGCGTAAGTCTTAAAAAGACCGGCATGAATTACCAAGCCTGCTGTCCATTCCACGAAGAAAAAACGCCTTCGTTTTCGGTGCAGCCTAACAAACAGTTTTATAAATGTTTTGGGTGTGGGGCGGCTGGCGATGCCATCAAGTTTTTGCGTGAATATGACCGAATGAGTTTTATTGATGCGGTTCGATACTTGGCAAAAAGCGCCGGCCTCCAGATGCCAGGTCAAGACACCCAGCGCAGCGCACCAAACAAGCCCTATTTCAGCGCCAGAAAGCTCGAAGAGATCTCGATGCAGTGCTGGTTTTGCTTTGTTTTTCAGTCTGATTTGAAAGCTAAAAAGCATCTCACTATTGCCAACACGAATATCTATTTGAGGGCTATCAAAAGCCTCAGGTCGACAGTAAAAGCACTTTGTTTGGCTGAATGTTCAGAGCAATACAACCAAGCTAATCTGGTGTTGAAGAATCATGCAGAGCTGTTATAGTTTTTTTGCGGCTAGGGGCGGAGTAGCTACCATCCTGAAAGCCATTTCCTTGTTTAGGTTGCCGCACTTTCCTTTTAAACAAGGCCCACAAACAAGGCAAACACATGGCTGATTTCTGGATAAAAGTAGAGAAATCTACACCTGATAAACCCGAAATATTTGAAATAGCTTCAATGCTCAATATCGACCCTGATGCCGTAATGGGAAAACTCGTTCGCGCATGGTCGTGGATCGACTCGAATTCCGAAAATGGTCACGTTTCAAGTGTGACAAATGTCCTACTTGATCGCGTCACTGCTTGTGACGGGTTCGCGAATGCGATGCGACACGTTGGATGGTTGTCGGAAGGGCAAGTGCCTAATTTTGGCCGGCACATGGGGAAATCGTCTAAAAAACGAGCAAATGACGCAGAAAGAAAGAGAAAGTCACGCGAAACGTCCGAAGAATGTCCGCCTTCAAGCGTGACAAAAACAGGACTAGATAAGAGTAGAGTAGATAATAAATACTCCGAAAGTCACAAAGCGTTAGCAGAGAGAATGGCGGCTCCGGTCAAGAAAAATTTTCCTTCTCAAAAAATCGACATAAACAAGTGG